CCAACATGCGCACATTAATTGAAAGCGGAATTAATAATGAGTGGCCAGGATTAAATCCTCATGGCGCAAATGATACTTATATTATGATAAGAGCTTTTGATACTGTAGCTGGAAAAGATATGGGATTTGTAAGCGGGTTTATCCTTGAAAATGGAACATTAGATGGCAGACATTCACTCACTGCTCCGGATGAAAACGGTTCTAGAAATTACGTTTTTAATCAAGAAAATGTAACAGCCAAAAATAATTTTAATATTGAAATTGGTATAACTAAACATTTGTATAGAAATATTCCTGCAAATTCAATCTTTCATAGAACTTTGCGTATGCGAGCAAACGCAGCAAACTATGAACTTTTAGAAGACGTAGATTCTCCAACGCACGGGCCAAATTTTAGAAATATATTAATACAATTAAATCTATGAAGTTTTTATTGAATGTAGGAGCCGAGAAATCTGGCACTACTTGGTTATATGAGTATTTTAAAGAACACCCAGATTTCTATGATATGGGAAAAGAACTGAATATTATTCAGAGAGACGATTTAGTTCCTGTCTTAGAAGATGTAAGCGAATATAGAAAAGACATAGAGTCTTTTTTTCGGGCTGTTTCAAATATAAATCAAGTCACAGGCGACTTCACACATTATGAAGGCTCGAGTGAGAACATCTTTCGACTTATTAAAAACGGTTTACTAAAATACGATATCGAAGTAGTACCAGTTTATATTATGAGAGATCCTATTCAGAGGAGTTGGTCTTCTTGGAATATGATTGGAGGAGGTAAAATTCCAAATCGGTCGTTAGCTTCACGATTTGTCATGAGCAATTTCATATCATGTAAATATAAAGAAACTATCGAAGCTTTGGACAGTGTGTTCGCAAATCCGCTCTACTTCTTTTATGAGGATTTTTTTACTCAAACCAATATCAATCAGATATGTGACGAGTTAGAAATTTCTCGACATCCAGCAGAATGTGATAATAAAGCAGGAGCTTCTTCCTATAAGAAAATGCCAAACAGTTTCGTCAAGGCTTTTGGTAAATCTTTAAAGAATAAAGAGGCTGCTAAATATGTTTTTGAAAGATTTGAAAATGTACCATGGAAACTCGAGGATTATTCGTAGATCTACTCTCGATGAAGATATTCGCTTAACTTTTCTTGAAGGTTTAAATAGGCATACGAACATGCATTACTTTGATCGTAATGCGCCTACAAATAAAACAGATGAAGCTGTGCTTGAATTTCTCGACAGAGAACAGTTTAATTGTAACAAAACTCATATTGAATATTGGTATCAGGCGTATAAATCTTCTGGAGATTTGTGGCCTCATGTAGATTTTAATGAAAAGCTTCGGCACAGAATTGAGGCTGGAGAAAAGTTGAAACCAGAAGAATTAATGTCTCCAATTACCATATCGTGTTACTTAGAAGCAATCGATCTTGAAGGCGGAGAATTTTGTATTTCTGAAAGAAGTTGGTTAGACTATGAAAAAGAACTGAGCCCTCCGGAAGTTTTAAAAGAAGAATTGTTAAAATATACACACGAGTCTTTTCAACCTACCGAAGGTGCGGTCTTATACTTCGAAGGCAGTCGATACTACCATTGGGTCAATGAAATCAAAAGCGGCTCTCGCAAGAGCATACTCATCAATTTCTGGGACAATTGTAGTCTTAACTCCACTTCGCCCAATTAATTTCTAATGTCTATATTACCAGAAATAGAAATACGATGTTCGTCTGAAGTTTGAAACGGATATACCTGATGCTTAAGATAATTTGGAAACATAATAAGAGAACCTTCCCATGTCTTATCAATATCTAATTGAGTCGTACTAATTCCACCGTCTAATGAGTTATAAATGAATTCAAACTTTGATGCAACTTTATAGTTTGATTCTCTTACATTTGGCATATTTAATTCCTCTTCTAAATCATAAGGAATTGCAATCCATATCACCCATGAAATAGCTTTGTGGTGAAAATGTATTGGATTATATTCGTGTTTCTTCTGAAAATTTACCCAAGCATCATTATCAATGACATAATTATGATTTTCATAAAAATTAAATTTTCTTCTATATTCAAGAAACGTTTGCTCTATGCATTCTCTAAACTGCCCGTTAATAACATACTGAAATTCTGTTTCTAATTGCCCAGCTAAATTAGTATTGTATTTTTCCGGATTATTATCAACTTGCTTTTGCAAGTCACAAGTCAACTCAGCAAAAATAGAAACTGGAATTCTTGTTTTAAGAACTCCTGGGTTATAAAGTTTTATTTCTGAAAATTCTAAGTTCATAATTTCACCGATAATAATTTAGTTAATAGTAATTGTAGAGGTGTCTTTACATATGCTCATAGTACCTTCGCAACAGATATTCCAATCTTGACCTGTCTTTGCCCCACGGCTTGGAACATTAATGATAACATTTTTACATAGATATTCTTTACCATCTTCGAAAACGCGCCAGACATGATCTTCTGTCCCGCGATTAGGTTGTCCTCTTGATTGATTGAATCTTATCATAAACTCAGACATATTAGATTATTTCTGCTGTTGCATCATATACTATAGGTTCAATGTACGGACGTGTACCAATGTTCATGTGAATAAATTTGAAAGGTTTGGTTGATGTGTTACGAGTAAAGCTATGCGGTAGCCAGGAATTTGCAAACATTAGTTGACCAGGAACTGGCGTAAAATTAATAGACGATGTTGCTGTGGTAATGTTAGAAGAATTATGTTCGTATAGTGGTAACATAAGTTTCATTGGTCGCGGATCATGAATCACCATTCGCGGAGGATCTTTCGGGCACTCTAAAAAATAAAAAGCAACTAACTGACAGTCGCTGTGATTATGATACTCCATTGATGAATACTTATGGTGTTCTTGACTCCAACATTCGGTAAGATAAGTCGAAAGTCCATTCATGTTGTATCCTTGATCGCTCAAAAGATTCCATGCTGTGTTTAATGTGTACTGTATCAGTGGAAGAAGATCTTCTTCGTTAGACACATCTGCTTGCACGACTGGATATACATCGTTTATTTTTGTTATTTTGCGCGCGGCCCTTAACGCCGCATTTGATGCTGCTCTTGAGAAATCAAGAAGTTCTGGCTTCATAATACTATAGATAGGTGAGCTAAAATACTGCCACTGATCAAGTATGTCTGTCATAATAAAATCCTTATGTTATGTATATTGGGAAAGATCAGCCTCTATCACTGTATCTAAAAACAGTCGGTTTCCAATCTTATTCCAACCACTGTTGACTTGATAAAATATATTTAAACCGTTGTTCAAACCATACTGAATAGCCCAACTAAGTATTTCGGCTGTTAGCGGAGCGCCTGCTTCAAGCAGTTGTAAAAAGCTAAGATCAGGATTTTCGTGTTGTCTCCAAACCATAATTACGTTTGATTCGTCTGGTTTCATCCACATCGGAATAGTATCAAGACCGAGTGGAAACTTTTCATTTCCTAACCATACACAGCTAAACGATTTGCACGGATTCTCAGGTCGTTGTTCATGTATCGAACATCCTTTTGTAGTTACAAAATGACATTTCCTTCCTGGCCAAAATTGATGGCCAAGAGCTTCTCCAGTTAACCAACCGCAGCACTTCGTGCAACTTCCACATTCTCTTGTCATATTATCTCACTTAAATTGAGGACCAGCTAACCATACTACTAGAGTTTTACGAATGCCTTTTGTCACAGGAGTTACTCTGTGTAAAATAAAGGACGGGAATGCAACTACTAAACCTTTTTGTTTTGTGACTTGAGTCGGCACGGGTGCATCAAATATCTCAAGATCTCCCCCCTCGTATTCAGAAGGATCAGATAATTGTATTACAAGAGATAATTTGCGAGGCGCATTCGTTGCATTTCCACCTCTGTCAAGATGCCACGTATAATGATCGTCTTTTCCATCGTATATAGTATACTGAAAGTCCTCTACAAATCCCCATATATCTAGATTGAAGAATTCACCGTTCAGTTGTCTTGCTATGAAAGCAATTCTATCATATATAAAATTAGTCTCGGGCGTAAGATTTATCCAACCTATTTTAGATGATCTAACTGCTTCTTCAACTTTACTATCAGGTCCAACACTAGCAGATTTGATCGTGAGACTATCACCAATACTAACTATTTTATCGATCTCTTCTTCAGTAAAACCATCACGCCATGATGCAAAAGAAATTTCTGGTATACCTAACGATGGAGAAGGAGCTATTTGATATACTGCCATTATTTACGCTCCCAAATATTATCTCGATAATGGGATTCATGACTTTGAAGCTTTCTACGTGTACCTTTGAGTGCTTTCAGTTCAGTTTCATTGAATGCTCTACATACATTTTTCGAAAACAAAGTATCTCTTTTAATTGGAATAACCTGCATTAACGGTGTACCAGCAGGTAGAATACCTTTAAAATTGGGTTCGTTCCAAACAAATGGAAAGTTAATAAACTCAAAATAACCATCGCAGTCTACCATACCCGAAAAACAAGTAAATCTTGGATCAGGTCTATTTAATGGTGGAACAAACAACAGTGAGTATCCTTTCGGGCAGTTGATTGCCCACCAGTTCATGAATTTAATTGGAGGTTTTGGTAAATGTGGAGCGGGGCATTTGTCAGATGTTACTTGCCACTGTAAATGATTCTCGATCATTGCTCTCGGATATTTGCTGTTGTATTCAATGAACGAACAATCTTCATTCGAAGTGATTTCAACATCAGCAACGAGTGGAATAATCCAACCCGTGATCATCGCATCAAGAAAAGGTGGGCATCTTTTGAGAGTAGATTGATCAAAGCCTACATCCTTCTTCATTGGCAAAGCTTTATACCATTCTGGTATCAGTTTGCGGGCAGGATAAGGTTCTGGTATATTTCCTAAATCATCATCATAGCAAAGAAATTCTAGTTTAGGCTCATTCTTTTCAAAAAACGAAAACATCAATTTTGTCCATTTCCAGGTTTTTCATAGTGTATTCCACCAGATTCAATAAATTTTTTACATTGCTCGACGTCGCTCGCACCTCTCAGAATATGATCATCATGCAAACTAAAATGTAAGCTTGAGATCCATATTCTGAGATGTGGTGGAAGTTTGTCATAGCAACGCATTACCAATGCCATTCTTTGTATGTTAACATGTTCCAAATGAATGACTCTATTATATATATGTAAATTACAGGGCTGCTAGTTCGACTAAGTTGCTCTCTGTGATGGCATCTAAGCCAATCAATGCTTGTTTGACTGCGGTAAAATCGTCATGTTTTTCATCGTAGATGACAAATGGAAAATCAGTAAATTCTCCAATATCCCATGTATTTAGAGCATTGAATACAGATTCGTATTGACTACTATCGTTGTATGATAAATGAGTAAACTCAATGTTATTATCCTGTAGCCACTGATAGGCTGCAGCAGAGTCGTTGCCACCTGTCGTAGTCAAACCAGTATAAAGATAAACGTCTTTAATTCCTACTAGCATGTATTGTTTCCTTTTTGTTATTTGTGCTAAAATGTTACACTCATCGTACCATTAGCGCTGCCTGTTCCAATATTTATAGAAACTATTTGATATGGGTATACTTTTACTGATACTGAATTTGTCGTAGTACCAATATTACCAGCGTTTCCTGATGCTCCAGGATTTGATGTGCCGGCTGTTCCGGCGGTCGCTCCAGTTCCAGCACTACCTGCTGTGCCAGTATTTCCTGCTGCTCCTGCGCCTCCTGGATTTCCAGCCGCACCATTTGTAGCTCCAGTTCCAGCTGCTCCTGTTGTGCCAGCATTACCAGCAGCTCCGGCACCGCCTGGGTTTCCAGCCGCACCATTTGTAGCTCCAGTTCCTGCATTGCCAGTCGCTCCAGCATTTCCTGCTGCTCCTGCACCTCCTGGATTTCCAGCTGCACCATTTGTAGCTCCAGTTCCTGCATTGCCAGTCGCTCCGGCATTTCCTGCAGCGCCGGCATTACCAGGACTTCCTGCTGCTCCTGGATTTGCTCCAGTTCCTGCCGCTCCTGTTGTACCAGCATTTCCGTTGGCTCCTGCACCGCCTGGACTTCCTGCTGCTCCTGGATTTGCTCCAGTTCCTGCCGCTCCTGTTGTACCAGCGCTTCCTGCAGCGCCGGCATTACCAGGACTTCCTGCTGCTCCAGCGTTTGCTCCAGTTCCTGCGGCCCCAGTATTTCCAGCACTTCCATTGGCGCCTGCATTACCAGGACTTCCTGCTGCTCCAGCGTTTGCTCCAGTTCCTGCGGCTCCTGTATTTCCTGCGCTGCCTGGTGTTCCTGCATTACCTGAACCACCGGCAGCGCCCGAAAGAAGTCCTCCATTGCCGCCTGCGCCGCCGTTGCCGTTAGTAGCACCACTTATGTTGCCTGAATTACCCGCGGTACCAGCATTGCCGGCGCCGCTACCACCTTGCTTTAAAGTCCAACCCGATGCTCCGCCTCCGCCTCCGCCGCCTCCGCCGCCTCCGCCTACACCAGCGTTGCCAGGAGATCCGGAGTTACCCGCCGTACCACCAGCTCCTCCTGCACCACCGGCGCCATTTGTTCCTGGGTTACCAGCATTGCCAGTGGCTCCTGGATTCCCAGCATTTCCTCTTGCACCGCCTGCACCACCAGCACCGTTATTTCCTGGATTACCAGCATTGCCAGTGGCTCCTGGATTACCAGCATTACCAGCAGCACCGCCTGCACCACCAGCACCGTTATTTCCTGGATTGCCGGCATTACCAGTGGCTCCTGGATTACCAGCATTACCACCAGCTCCTCCTGCACCACCAGCCCCATTGGTGCCAGGATTGCCTGTTCCTCCAATACCACCAGATGTCCCAGCTGTACCACCAGCACCACCAGTTCCTGCAGCTCCATTATTACCGGGATTGCCTGTTCCTCCAATACCTCCGGAAGTACCGGCCGATCCTCCGGCGCCGCCTGTACCAGCAGCTCCATTGTTACCGGGATTGCCTGTTCCTCCAATACCACCAGATGTCCCAGCTGTACCACCAGCACCGCCAGTTCCTGCAGCCCCATTATTTCCGGGATTGCCTGATCCACCTGGATTTCCAGAAGTTCCGGCCGAGCCAGCTGCTCCGTTTGTAGCATTTCCTCCAGCCCCACCAGTACCACCGGTTCCACCTGGAAAATTAGCTAAGGAACCAAACGTTGAAACGTTGCCTGGGTTTCCACTTGATCCCGGATTTCCGTTTGCTGCGCCAGTCCCAGCATTACCAGCAGCTCCGGCACCGCCTGGATTTCCTGCTGCTCCTGGATTAGCTCCAGTGCCAGCATTACCATTTGCTCCAGTATTTCCTGCTGCTCCGGCATTTCCAGGGCTCCCTGCTGCCCCTGGATTAGCTCCAGTGCCGGCATTACCATTTGCACCTGGATTTCCTGCTGCGCCGGCATTACCTGGATTGCCAGTAGATCCAGCGGTTGCCCCTGTTCCTGCATTACCATTTGCTCCAGTATTTCCTGCTGCGCCTGCATTACCTGGATTTCCTGCTGCTCCAGCAGTTGCCCCTGTACCTGCGGCCCCTGTTGTGCCGGCATTACCATTAGCACCGGCACCGCCAGGACTTCCTGCTGCTCCGGCGTTTGCTCCAGTTCCAGCCGCCCCTGTTGTGCCGGCATTACCATTGGCACCAGCTCCACCAGGACTTCCTGCTGCTCCAGCGTTTGCTCCAGTTCCTGCTGCTCCAGTATTTCCAGCATTTCCATTGGCCCCAGCTCCACCGGGACTTCCTGCTGCTCCAGCAGTTGCCCCTGATCCTGCGGCTCCAGTATTTCCAGCACTTCCATTGGCACCCGCACCACCTGCACTCCCTGAATTACCAGTCACTCCGCTACCGCCGCCTCCGCCGCCGCCACCGCCGCCGCCGCAAACGCACCCCCCAAGATTTGCGCTTCCACCAAAGCCACCATTTCCTCCGCCAGGAGAGCCTCCGGCGCCGCCGGGGGCAGAACAAGGCGCAAATGGGGTGCCAAAACAACCGCAGCCACCGCCCGGACTACCACCGCTACCGGCTCCGCCACCGCAAGGTCGGGCTGAACCTTGTCCGCCGCCTCCTCCCGTACCTGCGCTACCGCCAGTGCCACCAGCACCGCCGGCACCATTATTTCCTGGATTTCCAGAGTTTCCTGTGGCACCTGGATTCCCAGCATTTCCTCTTGCACCGCCAGCACCGCCGGCACCATTGGTACCAGGATTACCAGAGTTTCCTGTGGCACCTGGATTCCCAGCATTACCAGCAGCACCGCCAGCACCGCCGGCGCCATTTGTTCCTGGGTTACCAGCATTGCCAGTGGCACCTGGATTCCCAGCATTACCAGCAGCACCGCCTGCACCACCGGCACCATTAGTACCGGGATTGCCGGAGTTTCCTGTCGCTCCAGCATTTCCAGCAGTACCACCAGCACCGCCAGCTCCGCCAGCACCATTCGTACCTGCATTGCCAGTGGCACCTGGATTCCCAGCATTCCCTGCAGCACCTCCGGCTCCTCCTGGGCCGCCAGCACCGTTTGTGCCAGCATTTCCTGATGCGCCGGGATTTCCAGATGTTCCAGCTGTACCACCAGCACCGCCAGCTCCGCCGGCCCCGTTTGTGCCAGCATTTCCTGATGCGCCAGGATTGCCAGATGTCCCAGCTGTACCACCAGCACCACCAGTTCCTGCGGCCCCATTATTTCCAGGATTACCAGCATTGCCAGCAGTACCAGGATTGCCTGCATTACCAGCGTTTCCATTGCCGCCACGACCAGATATATCTATAGAATATACGCCTGCAGGAACGACGAATGTTGCGGGGGCATTGAATACTTGTGTGGCTGGAGCAGCCTTACCTGAAGCTCTAAATACATTTAATGGCATCGTATAACCTTCTTATTAACCTGTATTTGCAAGAGATAAGGCACCGAGATATGTTGTACCTCCGTCGAGGGTAAAGAAACTGAAGACATCGATTTTATTTGCACCAGTTGACATCGTCGGTGTCGAAGCATTCGGATATTTAACAGAAGCCGGCCACGTGATTATTCTCGATCCCGTGGCGTCTTGTTTACAATGAAGTGTGAAACTGTATGCATTGCCCGATGCAGGAGGATTTGAAAATGTAATTGTAATAGACGCGTTGGCCAATGTCAAATCGAATACGTTGGATAGTGATAAATCTACAGTGTGAGTAGTTGTTGTTATAGTATTGGCAACAACTGCTTCTTTGTATGAAGCAAGCTTAGGATTACTTAACACATTATTTGCCATTGCAACGTTGGCATTAAGAGTAGTAATACCAGCTACTTGTAGCGTCGAGGTTACGTTGGCAAAACCAGTGATCGTAGTATTACCGGCAGCAAGGGTGGTAATTCCAGATGCAGCACCTGCGGCTACAAGAGACGAAACAGCAAGTGGTTGACTGTTTGTAGACCAGCGATCATTTGTTTCATCCCAGACGAACTGAACGTTGGCAGACGTCCCGCGCATGATCTCGAAGCCAGCATTCTCAGTAGGAGGATTAGCTCCAAGATCTGCATTCAGCGTAACAATATTATCACCAACGTCGAGTGTTGTGGTGTTCACGTAAGTTCTTGTACCGGAAACTGTCAGGTTACCCGAGAGTGTAAGATCGGCGATTGATAATGTGGAATTCACATGAATACCAGTCGTATTGACCGTAAGTGTTGGCCCAGCAGTTACTCCAATTGTACCACTAGTTGTAATCGTTCCACCAGAAAGTCCATTAGCCGTGGCGACTGAGGTTACACCTCCACCGGTGGCACCTTGAGCACCTTGAGCGCCTTGAGCACCAGTAACACCTTGAGGTCCAGCAACACCTTGAGCACCAGTTGCGCCAGTTGCGCCTTGAACACCTTGAGCGCCGGCAACACCTTGAGCACCAGTTGCGCCAGTTGCGCCTTGAACACCTTGAGCGCCAGCAACACCTTGAGCACCTTGATCACCCGTTGTGCCTTGAGCACCAGTTGCGCCAGTTGCGCCTTGAACACCTTGAGCGCCAGCAACACCTTGAGCGCCTTGAGCACCCGTTGTGCCTTGAGCACCTTGTGCACCGGTTGCACCTTGAGCACCTTGAGCGCCTTGAGATCCGAGAGTAAGTGAAGCACCATTTAAAGTTGTAACTTGAACAATATCACCAGCAATCGCATTCGATGTAAGCGTTAAGACCGTGGTATTTGTCGTGTTATAGTCAACGGCCGCAATCTGACGCGAACCATTAATGAAGACGCTTTCAAGCCCTAAAGTATATACGAATGTGTTTGATGTGTCGTCTAATCCTGTAAACACCGTGGTATTCGATGTGACAGTAAACGTATAGGTATTCATGGTAGCAGCATTTGCCGTACCGCCTGAGCCCCAATAAACTCCTGTTCCATTCGATGAAAGAACTTGGCCGTTGGATCCAGAAGATCCGTTGGCTACGATCGTAGTGACAGCGAGAGAAGAGAGATTTGAACCAACTTCAAAGATGGCATTCGCAGCATCTGAAGAGAAGACTTTACGGTCAGTTAGGTTGACTGCAAATTCACCGTTATCAATAAAGCCGGAATTTGCTACGTCAGTAGTATTAGCTGTACGACCAGAAATTGTCGTGCGCTTAAATTGAAATTTATTTGCCATTCTCAACCTCTATATAGAGCAACGAAGCGGTTATGTAACCCCTAATATTCTATTTATACAGAAGTATCTTCAGCTTTTTTATTTTTATTTCCAAGCTTTTCAAGATCAACAATTTTTGCTTGAAGACTGGTCATGGTTTTATCGGCCATGACCAGTCTTGTTTCTAGCATGATGTTCTTACTTGTAAGATCATGTACACTCGCGAGTAATCGATTGATGTACTCATTTACAAATTCAGCTTCCATAAATTAGAATGTCCCGCCGTCGAGGGTTGCGTATACAACTGCTGTACCGTTAGACTGAAGCACGAATCCAGTAGAGCCAACAGCTAATTTTCTAAAACCGTTCGAAGAGTTAGCAACTAAAATGTCTTCTGCAGTAACAGTCGCGAGTCCAGTACCACCGCTTGTTCCAGGCAGTGCAGTCGAAAGACTCAATGTATTCGCTGTGATACCAACCGCGAGTGTCGAGTTCGCAGTAAGAGTAACGTTAGTCGCGTTCGAAACCAAACCACCAGAGTTTAGGAATGCTTGTAATGTAGCAGTAGTATAACCGGCTGCTGCAGTGTCTACAGTTGTTGTAGGTTCTGTTTGAGAACCAGCAAAGAGCTTATAAACGCCATCTGTAGCATCACGGAAAAGACCGGTATATTTAGCTCCAGTGGCACCGTATTGACCATAAAGACCGATATCAAGAATGTCGGTTGTTGCGTTTCCGTTTGCAAGCTCGATCAGCGAATCTTGGACTGTCAGGTTGGTAGTATCGATTGTCGAAAGCGTACCGAGAACAGTCAGATTTCCGGAAAGAGAAAGATCTGTAATCGAGAGTGCAGTATTAACATGGAGTCCAGCAGAGTTGACCGTGAGTGTTGAACCAGTGGTAAGGCCAACTGCATCTGCAGTGACATTAATACCGTTAGCAGCACCAACATGAACTCCAGTCGCGTTAGCTGTAAGACCATCACCGCCAACAACGTTGATACCAGCGCCATCAACAGAAATACCGTTAGCAGCTTTGGCAAAGACGCCTGAAGTATTCGATACAATACCGTTGTTTGCTACAACAGCAATCGTGGCTGCACCACCTTCACCAGATGAGGATCCAGAAATACCGTTACCAGCTGTGATAGTAGCAACATAGTCGCCTGATGTACCCGAACCAAGAGCAACGTCGCCTGAAAGTTGCGATGTGGCAATTGAAAGTGCAGCAGCATTGACATAAACGCCCGAGGTATTCGAAACAATCGTACCGTTACCAGATACGACATGCACACCTGTTGCGTTCGAAGCAATACCAGCTCCGGCAACAACAAAAACGCCTGTTGCGTTTGCAGATAGACCGTTATTTGCAATAACGTGTACGCCTGAGGTATTTGAAGCAAGACCGCTATTTGCAACTACAGCAATCGCGTCTGCAGAGACGCTGATACCGTTACCAGCACCAACATCAAGAGTTACCTCGCCAGATGTACCGCCACCAGTAAGACCAGAACCGGCTACGACTGATGTAATATCACCATCTTGAGGTGTTACCCAGTATACAGCTGTTCCGTTCGATGCAAGAACTTGTCCTGCAGTACCATTTGTGCCATTTGCATTAAGAGCAACGTTAGTTCCAATATTGATCTGTGTGGCATTTGCTACGAACGCCGTACCAACACTCACAATCGCTGCGTTCACGGTGCCTGTAGAGAATACACCGGTGGCATTCGCAACAAAAGAATTAGAACCAACGACGAAGTTACCGCCAGAGCCAGCAAGAACGCCGCCGGCAACAGACAGTTTATTATTGGTATTATCAAACGTAAAGTCTGCGTCTCCGGCTAATGCGCCAGAATTATTAAATTGAACTTGTGTATTTGAACCAGATACGCCAGAAGTAGGAGTTTCCCAATAAGCGGCTGTTCCATTTGAACTCAGTACTTGTCCGTTGGTACCCGTCGAACCATTGGCTGTAACTGTTGTCACAACAGCGTTAGCAACAATAATCTTGTCGATACCAGAGGTACCATTCGCAACGAGTGCTTGGTTGGCGGTCAGTATACCAGGATTAAATTTACCGGCAATGGTGATCGAAGCACCATTCGAACCAATAAATAAGTGATCGCCATTTGCTGTAAACGCTAATTCACCGTTAGCTAATGTTGGCGCATCAGCTGTCGTTAACGACCTTTTAATTTGAATTAAATTGTCTGCCATTTGGCTATTCCTTTTAGGTTAAAATGATCCGCCGTCGAGATCTACTGCTAGATCCGCGAATGACAGTTGTCTCACCTCATATTTATCATTTTGAGAATTGTAGATTAATGTAGCGCCATTGGCGGCTTCAACGACGCTGACGTCGAGTATGTTTTCAATACTTCGTATTTCTTGAATTTGATTTTTCAGAGTAATAGGACCAGCAGATGATAATCTGCCGTTGTTATTTGTAATTGTAGCGACTAAACGAGATGCACCTGCCATTATCTTGTAACTCCTGGTGTAACTGTGACGATACCTTCAACAAGACGAGAAACTGTTCCGCTGCCATCAGTCAACTCACAGTCATATACGTATCTTCCGGCTGTAAGGCCATTTGTGGTATTTGCCGACATCGAAAGAGCGACGACGCCAGTCACAGCAGTAATCGAAACTGTAAATGCGGTTTGAGCGGTCGAAGTATAATGCTTACGCATCTGAGCGGCACCTGTAAATCCTGTAAGATTTACGATGTTACCATTTTCATCAGTCACATCAATAGACGTAGCAAATGAAGTGCCTTGATCGATAATGATATTTGCTTTCAGTGCCATTTAATTCTTCCGCTATGTTTATTCAAAACTATAAGATGTTACAGTTATCACCCAATATTTAGTTTCTGCACCATTTGATGCTGATACGTTAAACGTTTGTTCATTGAAACCACCTGTATAAGCTGCTACAAGTTCAATTGATGAAGCACTTCCTCCACTTGCAACACTGGCGTATCCACTAAATCCATCTCCTCCAGTATAAGTCCAAACTACGCTTGAAGAAGCTGTGATAGTATAACCTGCTTGGGAACCATACGCTTCGGCAGTGTCAAAAGTCGGAGATGATATTGTGCCGCCCACGGGACTAAAAGTAACTAAGGCTACATCTGCATACGGACGTATTCCTACATATTGCCACGTAGATCCATTCCACATTTTAACGGCGGCAAAATCTTGGCTCCCGACCCACGACGAGCCGTTCCAATATTTAACAGGTTTAGCAGATAGGAACGTTAGCGGCACTTATTATTCTCCTGGCTTAGATGGCCAAACAACGTCTGCTGCATTTGTATAAGTCTGAGGAAGATCTCTTAAAGTTTGACGATATGTAGCCCAAGCAGTTTTATCTCCAGGCCAATCTGCCATTTGAGTATAGTCAGATAAAGCTAGAAGATTATTTCTTTTCGATCTAATTTGTTCCCAAGTAATTACCACGACTCGATCTTGCAAAACAAGATTTCCTTGTGATAAAACCAATTCTTTATTTTGCATATTCATACCATGGAGAAACTGCTGGTGTTGCTCTGCGGTAATTTCAACAATATCTTGCGGCAATGACGGATACCCAAAATCAGTATCGTAAAAACCTTTTGTTGTTGGGCTGTAGTAAATTGTCATTTTATTAATATCCCATTGCTAACCAGTAACCGGTATGAGAACTTTCATCTCCGTTAAACCAACTGAAACCAGTTGTTGATACACTAAAAATGGTTGCACCTTTAGAAGCCTGTCCAAATACGCCTGTATCTCCTACGCCATTCATCACAGCTCGGGCAACCGCGGTGAACGATGTTGGAAATGATCCAGATCCTGTAGTATTTGGAGTAACAGTTACTGTTCCCCACTGAATAATTGCTCCGTTTGGCAACTTAGTCCATCCATTTGACGAGAGACTTTGTGTATATCCTGTAGTTCCTGCAGTGTCAATCCAGATATCACCAGCCGCTGAAGCAGTAGGTTGAGTCGCTGTTACAAAAACTTGGCCGCCACTTGTAAATCCTGCGGTGACGTGTCTTAGAATAGGCGCGACAGCACCAGATGCACTTCCTTGGGCACCTTGTGGTCCGGTTGCACCTTGAGCACCTGTTATACTTGAACCTGCCGCGCCTTGAGCACCAGTTGCACCTTGTGCTCCGTTTATTCCAGGAGATCCTTGAGGACCAGTTGCACCTTGAGCGCCTTGTAATCCTTGAGCACCTTGAGGACCAGCAACTGAAGATGCTGCACCTTGTGCACCTGTAAGGCCTTGCGGTCCCTGTGGTCCTTGGATACCTTGCAAACCTTGGGCGCCTTGAGGACCGGCAACGGTTGAAGCAGCACCTTGAGCACCAGTTGTTCCTTGCGGTCCCTGAGGTCCGATAATTCCTTGTGCACCTTGTGGTCCCGTCGGTCCTTGAACCGAAGGTCCTTGTGGTCCTTGAGAACCAGTTGTTCCCTGTGGACCCTGGGAACCAGTTATTCCTTGCGCGCCTTGTGGACCAGGAACTGTCGAAGCTGCGCCTTGAGCACCAGTTGGTCCTTGAGAACCGGTAGATCCTTGTGCACCTTGAGCACCAGTTGCACCTTGCGCACCTTGAGGTCCAGCAAGTTGCGTCCACACCAAGTTAGCTGTCGCTCCACTTGATGCAAGGACGAAACCTGTTGTTCCAGCAGATTGTGTAGGTAGAAGGTTATTGATCGATCCGCCTGTACCGCCCCGAGATGTAGGAAGTGTACCGACAGTAATAGCAGATGCATCAACAAATACGCCTGCCGCGTTTACTGTTAAACCAGCATTCGCTACAAAACTAATCGTAGGATTTCCAGAAACGCCGTTGCCGTTTGTTACGCTAATGCCGTTCGTAGAAGCAATCGATACCGTAGTACCTGTTCCTGTACCAGTTCTGACTACGATACCATTCGCCGAGATATTGTATACGGTGTTAGCATTGCTTGCTGTACCAGTATAGAGCGACGAGTTAACGCCTGCTCCACTCGGGAAATTCACCGTATTTGTAACGGTGATATTGTTTGCAAAGACATCAAAGCGAGCAGTCGTAGTACCAAGTGCACCACCGTTTGCATCTGGTCGTAGTGTTCCATAAGATGTCGTATTAAATACGAAAGCATTGAAACGGTTTGAAGTATTACCGAGTGGCTGCTGATCTGCAATCAGAAGAACCCCGCCTTGACCGATGGTAACGTTGGCGTATACAAGAGAACCATTTACTACAAGGTTACCAGATACAACAAACAAGTCGTTTTTAAAGTGCGCGTTGGCTTCTACGTCGACACGATCATAGAAGATCGCGTTGCCAGAAGCAACTAGACCGTTATCAACCTTAAATCTATTATTTGCGCCTGACATATATTACCTTACTTAATGAATTGAGCAACAACTTTTGCAGCCGTGCTAGATCTTGTTTGATTGACATATACTCTTACGTTTGCAGTAGCCACGTTCGCAGAGAAAGTACCAAGTAAGCTGACTCCGGAATTAGCTGCAACAGGTGAAGAAACCGTACCATATGTTGTAAGCTGCGCAGTCGAATTATCATGAGCAAGTAGTACTTCAGAGATCTGTGTATTACCAGCATTTTTCAATTGAATGAGAAGTTTAGCAGTGCTATAGTCTGCCTTTGGATATTCGAAGACAAGAAGATCTGAACCAGTCGTAGCTCCAAGATTTCCGTTTGCAAAGATATCAACTACGTGCTCAGTCTTGAAAGTCACGATGTTTGCATGTGTAGCAGGACCAGTCACTGCGAGCGTATTCGCTAGAGCAGTTGCTCCTGTTACTCCAAGAGTACTCGAAAGCGTTGTAGCTCCAGTTACAGTGAGCGTATTCGAAAGATTCGTATTTCCTGTAACCGTCAGCGTATTTGCAAGAGCAACGTTCGAACTGACTGTCGCAGCACCTACAACAACAAGATGGCTTGTCGGCGTAATGGTAAGATTCGCAGATGCAGTGATCGATCCATTACCAATCGCCGTATTAAACGTTGCATTCCCAACAAGAACCGTAGTAGCATTTGCAACGACATTCGCTCCGACTGCAACAACTGTTTGGTTAGCAGTAACAATACCTGCAAAGAATCCTGTCGGTGTAACGTTAGATGTCGACGTTGAGTTGACAATGCTAACAATTCGAGTATTCGCTAAAACGGTATTACTACCTTCTGCGGTGAAGAATCGAAGCGATGTTAACTCAGAAGCGTTAAGCGTATTACCTACAAATACTCCGCTACTATTTGCTACAACGTTACCAATCGCACCTGTTCCAGTGATTTGCACTGTACCACCATTGGTAGCATTTGCCGTGACGTTTGCGCCGAGCGAGATCTGAATAGTATTGGCAGTAAAGATGCCAGTTTTAAATGCGTTCGGTTCGATGTTTGCAGTGGCACTCGAGTTAGCGATGCTAATGATTCGAGTATTTGCAAGAGTGGTGTTTGAACCTTCAGATGCAAGGAAACGAACTGATGTGACTTGTGAAGAGTTTAAAGTATTACCTACATGCAGGCCACTACTATTTGCAACCGTATTGCCGACCGTACCAGTTCCTGTTACTTGGATCGTGCCGCCGTTGGTAGCATTCGCAGTGACATTGGCACCAAGTGAAACTTGAATGGTGTTAGCTGTAAAGATGCCTGTCTTGAAACTGATAGGATCAATATTTGCAGATGATGTTGTATTGGCAATGCTAATGATCTGATTGTTTGCGAGTACGGTATTGCTACCTTCTGCGGCAAAGAATCGAACACTCGTCATCTGACTGTTCGTAACAGTATTGCCTACATATAGGCCGCTGCTATTTGATACACTGTTACCTACTGCTCCGGATCCTGTGACTTGGATCGTACCACCATTCGTGGCATTAGCAGTGACATTGGCACCTAATGTAATCTGAATCGTGTTCGCTACAAACAATCCAGTGCTAAAGCTAATTGGATTCATCGTAGCAGTGTTAGTGCTATTCGCGGCAACAACTGCGAATGCAGTTGCTGTTGTATTCGTGGTCGAGTTCGACTGAATCGTCAGCTTCGTTGTGTTAGCGACAAGGTTTGCACCAGTCAAACCAGCATGTAGACCGTACTGCCACATGAATGTGTTCGAAGAACCATTGGCAACTTCCAGACGAATTTCGGTCGATGTCACGTTGCTCAGAACAGTGTTCGTACTGATCATGAGATTCGCAAACGAACCGTTGACGTTTCCGCCTTTCATCCAGTTTGTTACGACGAGATTATTAGCCCCGAATGTTCCGTATAGCTGAGCTGTTCTTGGAAACGCAGTGTTACCCGTGTTTGCATACGTGCTATTTGCAGTGATGATTTCTGTCGAAAGCGCGTGAAGAAGTTCATTGGTCTCGAGGAGCCAAACCTCGAACGAGTCGGTAATTACATCAACATTAGCTACTGGTCTTGACATTAATTTCTTCCATTCACTACTTGTAAGAGTAGAGTTTTAATTTCTTTGAGATCGTCTTCGACTGCACTGATTCTATTCGATAGCTCTTTGCTATTCTTCGCTTTCGATCTCTCTGCTACAAACTTTGCATAAGATGCATCGTCTGTATTTATGAAAGCTCCAGTAGAAGTATCTTTCATGAATCCATCAGTTTCAGTCTTGACTAACATTATGCGGAAACTCCGATAACCTGAATAGCCTCTACCTTTGGAACAATGTGAGATTGCGTTGCAAGAAGAACGATCTTAATTTGCATCGATGTATAGCGATCGAACTCTACATATTCTGAGTTGACATATCTTACAGTGTTATCATTTTCAAC